TAGCAACTGTTCTAGTTGCTGAAGTAGTAGTTGCTCCAGCATAATAGCCCATAAAAGTGTTATATGTACCATCCGTAAGTGAATCCCCACTGTTCTTTCCCACCGCAGTGTTTTGGCCTCCTGTAGTAACAACATTTAATGCAGCATACCCAACTGCTGTATTATTTGAATTACTTTGTTCACTTGCTCCGAAACCAGCACCAGTTCCAATAAGAGTGTTGAATTGTCCTGTTTGATTATAAAATCCAGTTTCTACTCCAATTCCTACATTACCTGTTGTTTCGTTGTTTGCATCAGAATTTTGCTGAGATAAAGCATTAAAACCTATAGCTATTGATCTGTCTCCAACATCTTCCGTTCCCAATGCTCCATATCCAATAGCTACACTTCTTGTCGCTATTGTCATTTTATCACCAGCTTGATAACCAATAACTACATTTCTTTCTCCTGTGGTCATGTCATTACCAGCTTCATGTCCAATCAAAACATTTTCATCGCCATTTGTAGTAAGTAAATTACCAGCTAACTTTCCAAAGACAGTATTGTCTGCACCATTATCATTATTAGAGAGTGAGATTCTGGAGTTGTCATCAATAACCATTCTTGCTGTACCGGTAAAAGTTGTGTTATTTGAGGCTGTATGAAATTTAATTTCTTTAGCGGCATAATGTTGAGAAGTACCACCACCAATATCTATCCTATTTGTAGTAGAACTACTAAATCCTTGTAACATTGTAAAGCCTTGAGTTCTTGTATCAGAATCGTAGTGGCTATGTGTTATTACTGCATTTTTATTTGTATCATCTGCTATTGTGTTTGTGATGTTAATTGCTCTATCGCCTAAAATATCTACTTTAGCTACTGGTGAGCTAGTTCCAATACCCAAGCCTGTAGAATCAAGTCTCATTTTTTCAGAACCATCAACTTCAAATTTAATTTCAGCATCATTCATTATCTGGATTCTACTTGAAGGAGTGTCATCTCCAATAACTATACCACCACTTCCACCAGTTATATAAATAAATCCATTGCTGTGAGGCGTAATTGATGATGCTATTATTGAATCATTTGTACCACTAAATGTTAATCTTTCTTGAAGTTGCACATCTCCACTAATTTTTGCATTTCCTGTTACATCTAAAGCCTCTGTAGGCTGACCACCTATTCCTAATCTATCTGTATTTAAAAATAATGGAGTTGCTTCGTTGTCTCCTGTTTTTACTTGTATTGCATTACTGCCATTACCAGCAGCAGTTGAGTCTGTGTTCCCATCTAGTTTTAAAAGTGATGTATAGCTACTAGATATACTTACACCGGTTAATGTTGCCATATCTTAATCCTTTCCATGATTATTAATTCCTAGTCATCTTCTAGGGGTTGTTTATTAGATTCCATTTTCTTGATTCACTATTCCATGCTTGTAGAGATGCCTCCCAATTAGCAGTATCTCCAGCAAAATCTCCAACCAATCCAGATAAGGATGATTGAGTTGATCCTATTGCTGATGCAAAAGCTAACTTCAAAGCTGAATTAACAGAGGCGTTTGTAGTTCCGGCTGTTGCATTTGCCCAAGCTCTAAGAGCAGTTGATAGTGATCCTGTATATCCAGCAGCCTCTAGACCAGCTCTAAGGCATCCATTAAATGATCTTGTGGAAGCATCAATCCCGGCTAGGTCTGCAAAATATTCCTTTAAAATTGTATTATTACTTAGTGCCATATCTTCTATTGGCTAGGGGAGCAAAACGCTCCCCATCGCCTTTTTTTAAGGTTATTATTGAACTTTATGAGTTAATTCAACACCATAAGTATCAGCTAATTCTGCTGTACCGCAGAAAATGCTACCAACATAATCTGTTCTTAGAGCTGCTGCTTTCCTTTCAACTTCAACTCTCATCATCTCACCAGCATAACCAAATCCCAAAGCCATCTTTGAGAATATCGCACCGATTGCATTATTAGAAGAGATTGAAATCTCTGGTGTTGTATAAACATCAATACCAGCCAAAGTTCCCAAGAATCCTGTTTTCAACATATCATCTTGAGAAGATGGAGAACCACCAAACTGATTTGATGTAACTAAATCATTTGATAATCCATAAGTTCCATATACTGCTCTTGGATGATGTACCATTGCATAAGGAGCTGGAGCTGATTCAGCTTGTAAAGTTCCTAGAGCTGCAAATATATCATCAACAGAAATACCATTACTTGTATCATTTGAAGTATTTGAGAAATTATCAAAATTTGCTACGATCAAAGAATCAACCTTCGCTGCTATTGCGTTGCCTACTAGTTCTCCAGCTATTCCTGTAACATCATTAGCATTTGATAATTCAGCTTCATCATGAATTGGTACTCTGATAGAATACATATCAAGAGTAATTGTTTTCTTTACAGAATCTAATTCAGTTGCACCAATCTCATTTGAATCATGCTCATTATGTGCTGCTACATCTGCACTAGATACTGTTGCACTTCCTAAGTTATAAACCGGGAAAGTGATTGTATCTGCTCTATCTCTTTGCTCTTGCATTACAAGAGGGAGACATACATTTGATTTGGAAAAGTGTACCATCGCATCGGATAGCACCTCTACCAGCGAACCGGCTAA